TTGAAGCAGACATGAAATTAAAGGGTTGGCTTCCTTCATTGCATCCTGCTGGTAGACGACCTACCTTATCTGGCAATAATCCTTTAAGCAATTGGTGGAATAAAAAAATGGCTACTGGTCAAACTGAATATTCTGATAAAAACAAATATCATCCTTGGTATGATGAACATGCATATGATACTACTGCTAATAGAATGCTTGAAAATTGGCAAGGAAGCGAAAGTCCAGTTAGGTATGATAATAATCAATATCCCGTATATCAGAAACAAAGTGATAAAGCGGCAGCTTTTAGACAGGCTTTTAAAAAAGCAAGAGGAAAAGATTTAGATGTTTTTGAATGGGATGGTAGGAAATATACAACTGAGCTAGCTTAATGTCATATGAAGCATATAAGATTAACACATTAGTTAATCAATATCGAGCTAATCCAGATATGTTCAACGATGACCAGTTGGACGAATTAGAAAGGTTAGCTCAAGATAATAATATAAACTTTAAAAGGAACCAAAGTCCTTTTAGTATAAGGCGTGCTCTTCAGCAAGCTAGTGCTGGTTTTATTGAAGGCTACACTACATTCGATTTAATTCCTAAAGAACCTCGCAATACAGGTGAAGCTATATTTAGACAGCTAGGACATCTTGCAGGTTTTGCTCCAAGTATATTAAAAGCTCCTATAGTAGGTCTTGCCAAGGCTATTTCTCTAGGCACTGGTAGAAAAACTAAAGACATATTAGAAAATAAAATAACAAGCTCTGTTATGAATGCAATTGATTGGGTAGGGCCTCATTCTATTCCTATGATAGCTCAAAGAAAGACAGTTGGTTATTTTCAAAAGGGAATAAAAAAAGCTGGACTTGACACTGCTGAATATATGAAACGAGGTGCAAAGACTAGAGCTATAGCTGAAGAAGCTGTTGGTCTTGCAGGTGCATCTGCAGTATCAAGTGTATGGAAAGGCACTGATGCTATTATAGATAGTTTTATAGGTGGTGCAATAGCTGGTGGTGCTTTTGGTGGAATAGGTAATTTTGTAAATGTATCTAGATTCCATAAAGGCAATGCTCAACAAGTAGAGCAAGCTAATAAATATCTTAGAACAGCATTAGGTTCAGCAGTTACTGGAGTACCTGCTACTCTTAGAGGTGAACCTACTGAAATGCAAATTTATGAATATTTACTAGGTGGTTTCTTCGGATACAATACACGCCCTGCAAAAGAAAGAGCAGCTGGTGAATGGTTAACAGATGCAGAAAGATTTAGAAGTAGGCGTGGTGGTGCTGAGATTCTTGATCCAACACGATCTAAAGATTTTTCTCAGTTAACAAAAGAAACTCAAGATTATTTATTATATGAACATCCAATGCCTAAGTCTAGTCAGACTTTTAAAAACTCAGAAGAGTTAGGTGGCACTACAGGTCAGGCATTGGGATACCTTGAGAACTTTGTTCATAAAGATTTAAATCATAGAGCTGAAGCTGTAAAAGCTTTAGGTAAGAATGCTACAGAGCAAAAGATAAGACAGTGGTTTGGTACTAAAGCATCACAAGTTTATGAGGCAAGAAAAAAATTCTTTAATTCTTCAAAGCCTTCATCTGAAGCTTATAGGCAAAAAGATAGTATGGACTTTAATGACCCTGTTGATATTAAAACAGACGATATGAAAGTTCAGTCTATTGCTAAGAACTTATTTCCATCAGTTAAAGATTCTTTTAAAAATGAATCACAGTTGGCAAATAGAATTAGTACTATTAAAAATAATAATAAAGATTTAGGTGTTGAAAGTTTTATTAACGATGTAGTGGATTCTACAGGTATAAAGATGAATAAGGCTCAAAGCTCATCTTTGCGTAATTGGTTTCACCAGAAAACTGTTCCAGTGCATACAGTTACTTATATTCCTATAAAAGAAACTTGGAATAAAGGGAAAAGAGAATCTGTCACTGTTAGTATACAACGTGGTAAAGATATACATATTGATGATAATGTTGTAGTTGGGGAAAAATATGGAGAGTTTCCTTTAAACAGATTAACTGATGGTGGCTTTGAGTTATTGACTCATACTGTTAAGAAAAATAAAGCTGAAAAGATTTTAAACAGCAGACCTAATTACCAGAAAAGAGAAATTCAGTTTGATCTTGATTTGCAAACTACTCAAGCTATTGCAAGGGAATTATATAATGACCCTAACAACCCTAGATATATTTTTAGTGGAATAAAAGAAAAAAATTCTTTAATGATAGCTCCAATAAAAACAGAGATAAATGGCTCAAGGGTTACTGTGAAGGAAATCTTTGATATTATGCAAAACGGATTAAAAGATGTTCCTGCTCCTATAGTAAGGGCTCAATTAGAGAAGGCATATAATATAGCTAAGAACAAATCAATTCATTCTGAGAAAATTTTTGAAGATACTTTTATTAGCAATATATTACATCATGCTGAATTAAATGGATTACTAGGTAAGACAGGTGATAAAATCACCGATATGAATGGTCTTGTTAAAATGTTACAAGCCAAGTATGCAACAAGTCCTAGTGACTTCAATAAGCGTATGCAGTTACTAGGTAATCGTATGACAGCATTAGACCCTAATAGCTTTATAGATATATTACCAGACGGACAATTCAATGTTATGTTTGTAAAAGATGCAGATATGTTAAGGCATTTAGGTTATAAAAGAAACCCTAAGACTGGTAAATACCCTCATGAAAGCATGACAGATGGTAGTGCTTTATATAGACAGGCTATTACAGAAAGAATACTAGATAGCCTTGGTCTTCCAGATGCAGGACATTTTAAACCAGTTACTGTTGGTAAAGGAGAAGGTGGATTATACGCTACTAAGTCTAATGGTCAGTTAGCTACTCCTGCGTGGGAATCATTTATGAGGGCTAATGGAGTAGACGCTATTGTATTTGGAAGTTCATTAAAATTAAGAGGTGACTATTTAGATACGCCAATTGAATACTCAAAAGAAGCACAAGCATATAGCACTAGAGAACCTAATGTATATAAGATTCCAATAAAAGATATGGAAGTAAGCTTAAGTACTTATGAGAATATGAGTAAAGCTACATCTGGAGAATCAGCTCCTTTGCAGATATTTAACACTTATGATTTTTTACATACTGGTTATTTAAATGAATGGAATAGTTTAGTTAAAAAAAGTCAATTGGGTACTCAAAAAGCTATAGATGCTATTGATGCAAGTACTAATAAACAAGGCACTATTGACATTTCTAAATTTGAAAATAATCTATCAATAGGCAACATTGATATTAGAGAGCTTCCTTTAGATTTTGTTATGAAGCATTTAATCCAAAAGGGTGGCGATAAAAAAGTAGGTGCTTTGTTATTTGATAGGATAAAAAAATTAGATGCTAAAGGTGAATTAGAATCTGATATGTTTAAACCTAATTTAGAATTTAGTTATTCAAAATATCAAGAAATGATGGATAGAATTGATTTAGCACATTCTGGTTTGTATAATACAAGATTTTCTCTTTTTAAAGATAGCCAAATGCGTTTCTTAAAGAAGTTTATAATTTCTAAATATGCTAATCCTTATATAGAAACAGGTGGTAAGGCTTGGTTAAAGGGTGTAACTCCAGACATGATACCTATGTTGAGCGTTGATCCTAAGTATGTAACTAAGTCATTCAGTGAAGAGTTTCAAAGAACCAGACTTAAGAACAATAAAAAAATAAGAGAGGGACATGTATATCTTGACGAAGCTCACAGACAGATGCCTGTGGTACTTGGGGACAAACAATACACTCTTGGCGAGGTTTGGAATTTTTATACTAGGAAAACCCCCAAGCCTAAAAAAACAACTTTTAAAGGCATTGAAGATGCTTTGGAACTTGTCGTTATTCGTGTGCCAGCTGATAGTCCTAGTGGTGTTAGAGTACTTAGGTTTGGCGGCTTTACTAATCAAAAAGGAGCAGGAGCTCTCACTCATCATAAAGATGATTTTTATTTAGGTGGTGCTGATAAGGATGCTGATAGTATTAAAATTTTTCAAGGCTTTTCTAAAAAGCTAAGAAATATTATTAAAAGTCAGAAAGACGCTAAAGAACACTACAGAGACCCTAACTCAAAAGAGTATAATAAAAAGTATGCACAAAATTTAGAAAAAGAATTTGAAGGCAAATTTTTAAATCCTGAAGAACCTTTTTATATATCAGGTCGCAGAAAGGACAAGACAAAAAAAGATTTTATAGTAGAGCTTGAAGGTGCTGAAGTTGAACATTATAAACAATTGGTGGATACTAATTTTAAAAAGCTTGATTCAGAAATAGATTGGGTACGAGGTGGTAAAAGTGGCAAGCGTCCTATTTTTACTCAATACTATGGAGAAAAAGGAACTGAGTATTCGTATACCGAAATGGGTAAACGTGGTGATTGGTCTCCTTTAACATGGACTCCAGAGTTACTTAAAATAAAGAGTAAAGTAGAGAAAATAACTGGTTATAAGTTTAATAGTGCTGTTGTAAATAAATATAAAGATGGCAAAGATAGTATAGGTTTTCATAGAGACAATGAACCAGAGTTAATGAGATCTGATAAGAGAGGCCCTGTTATAGCTTCTGTTAGTTTTGGTAGCAAAAGGAACTTTATATTAAAAGATAAATCTGGCAAAGCAACTCCATTTGCATTAGAAAATGGTGATTTATTTTTAATGAAAGGAGACACTCAAAAAAATTACACACACGGAATAGCTAAAGAGAGTACAACCTCTCCTAGAATAAACATAACATTTAGAAGAACTAATTACGGCAGAAGAGATCCTAGAAAAGATCCTCAACCTTTTAGAACAAAATCAAAAACAGAAGAAAATGTTGATAAGATTATTCCTCAGTTATTAATGTTTTCTCCTGATTACAGATTAGCTGTTGCTAAGAGGTCTAAGAGTGGGCAAGATGGTTTAGAGAATGGTTTGTCAGGTGCTTTGTATATTAGAAATATTGTAGACCATGTAAGAAATGCAGGCAAAGGTAATGCTTTAATTGTTGATACTCCTGAAGGTAAGTTGTTACTTACAGTGAGAGACAGTAAGAAGCTAGGTGTTGATAGAATGCAATACTTTAGAGATTTAGTTGGAATGGTTGTTAATAAATCAGCAGATGCTAGTTCCGATCCTACTATTAAAAATTATTCTCATTATAGAGATATGTTGCTTAATTCTATACTAAAAGTTGAGTTAATTAATGAACACGGAGTAGTTAGCTCTCAAAAAACTTATAAACGATTTAAGCAATTAGTAGAGTCAAGTAAAGATTTAAAACATATTGCTAGGAGTATTCACCAAGTTAAAGGTAACAATGACTTTAGAAGAATAGATACAGACCTAGTAAAAAGTTTAATAAAAGATGGCGATATTAAACTTATAGGCAACACTTATCAAGTTACTCCAAAAGGTTATGAGCGTTTAAATCTTGATGCTGGTGAACGAGTAATTCTCGATCCTTATGGGAGTCTTTTTCAAAAGTATGTTAATGGGGAAAAAATACCTAACGGAAAAGGTTTAGCTTATGTTAAGAAAAAAGCTGGTAAGGGTAGAGACTTTAACCTCACTGCTGAGTTTATTCCTAATAAGCCTGAATTAATTGATTTAGAAGCTGAAGTTGGTTATATATCTCAAAATATGAAAGGTAGAGAAAGTGAAGGGCATCTATTAAAATCTATAATAGATATGGAGAGACAATTTAAAAGTAGTCCTGTAGGGGGTAAGCAAGATAAACAAGTACAGGGAAGCTATACAGATAGACTCTTAGAGTCGTATAAGGCATTATCTAGATATTTAGATTTACAAAAACATGTTGAAACTGGGAAAAAAATTCCTGAGTTTTTAATTAAAGAAATAGAAAATAATACAGCAATTTTAACAGACCATATCAGTCTAATAAAGCCAGAGACATTAGAAGCTCAATTTAAATTTAATAAAAATTTAGGATTAGATAATTACGGGAAAACAATGGCTCAATTTTCTACTATTGAATCATTGCATAAGCAATATATTGACATGCGCAAATACATAGCAAAGAAGGAAAGCAATGTTAAGTTAAAAGAGTTTACTGAATATTTATATAAAAAAACTAACGAGTTAAAAAGTATTGCAGGTGGTGGCGTTAAAAGCCAAGGACGAGTAGAAGATATGATGAACAAGCATATGGAAATGATAAATAAAAAGGCTATAGAAAAGAATTTATCTCCTGACCTTTTTTTAAAATATTACCATACATTAGCTATGTCTCCTTTTACTGGTAAGGTAAAAACAAGGAAATTAGGGCGTAACAAGAAAGTACAATTTCAATTTGCAGAGCTAGAACATTACGCAACTATCCATGGTTCCAAATTGATACCAAGGAAGACAAGGGAAGAATATTATAGGAATCTTGAAGGCTTTATAAACAAGCTTGAGTCTAGTTATAATAAACCTTTAACTCAAGAAGGAATTAAAAGACAAGAAGTTAAATTAGAAAAGTCTTTTAAAGAAAATGAAAAGCCTTTAAGGTCTTTTAAAGCAGAAAAGATAGTAGATAATATACAGCTTGACCTACCCTTTAAAGCAGCTAAGAAAGCTACATATCAAGATACTAAAGAAGGTAAAAAGAATATTGACTATCTTGCATTAAATGGCAGGGATGTAAAAGAAATAGAAACATTTAAAAAGTTTATTAATGAGCATCCTGTTGCAAGAGAAAATTTTGATGAATGGTTTGGATGGTTTACTCTTAATTTTTCAGATATGACTCCTAGACCTAGTAGTGACATTACTATAAAAGATGTGTATGCAATTAATAAATTTTTTAAAGCTGCAGGAGATCCTAAGGATCTTTCTTTTAGCGTAAAAATGTTTTTACATGACCCTAGAACTGTTGACCATCATCTTACTGCAAGGGGATTTGCAAAGAAAGTAGGCTCTATGCAAATTAAAAGTCCTGTGACTGGTAAAATGATTTCAGTTGCTAAGATAATGTCTCCTAAGGGTATAATATCTGAATACAATAAGAATGTAAAAGATAGAGGGATTGACATAGATACTATTAGATTAACTCGTGACCATGAAAAGTTATTTAAATTTATTCAGGAATTACCTGATAGAGATGCATTAGTTAGAGAAGTTATAGATTGGAGGGAAGGCACATCTCAAACTGCATTATCTGTTCAAGGTCAGAAGTTAAACAAGTTAATGGATAATTATTTTACTAAGATTGGTGATACATATATTTACGCAAAAAATAATAAGGGTGAAAGATATACAGATAATCAAGGTTTATGGAAACTTGATACAGATTTTAATACTTTTCTTAAAGACACTCGTGGTGTGCTTAACCCTTACATGCGTTGGGATAAAGATGGTTTATTTAGGTATAAGAAATTTTATGATAAAGTAATAAATATTAATGTTGATAATGCTAAAGCTGTTGCCAACATAAGAAAAATTGTAGGTGTAGACGGATTAAAGCGTGCTCAATATGAGCAAAGAGTAGAAGATAGACTTAACAAGGCAGAGAAAGCAGGTAAAGTAACAGACCGAAAACAATGGATATTAGACTATAGAAAGAAAAATCCATATAAGGGTATAGGTTGGTTTGACCCAAGCACTTATGTACCTCATATGAATTTTGGTAAGACAGAAGGTGCTCGAAGAGCATTTGAAAAATCTGTTAAAGCTGCAGCTGATGCTAAATATGCTGAAGCAAAACAGGTTGCATTAGAAGCTAACAATTCAGAAGCAGAAGCTATTAGTATAGCTAAGAAGGTTAGAGCTGATTACTTAAGACACATGGAAGATGTGGGTAATTTTTCATCAGAGTTTTTAACTGCAAAAGATATTATGGATTTAGGTGACGTTACTGATAGTGTTTTAGATAAGTCTCTTGAGAAATTAGGTCTTAAAACTAGAATAGGGCCATTAGAAGCTAGAGAAGCTAATCTTCAAGGTTATGATAAGTCACATAAGATATTTAATGATTATATAGATAAGGTTGTTAATGGGTATTATAAAACTTTATCTGCTATACATGGTGATAAACAGATAAGAGATTTAAAGGTTGCATTTAAAGACAGAAAGGTTCCTCAAACAGAAATAGATTATTTTGAAAAATTATATTCTCCTAAAGATAGGAGAAAAAGTAGAAGAAAGGGTGAGGAAGGGGAAGAGATAGTTATACCTATGAAAGATAGAAGGTATAAAAATTATGTTGATGTATGGGCAGATTATTTAAAATTACATTTACAAACTGTATTAGGACATCAAACATATTTTCCTGAAAAGATTATGAATGAAGTAGAAAGAGGTATAGACCCTTTATATCTTAAAGATAAAAGGAATTTATTCTATCTTACTTCAGACCAGAATATGATGAAGCTGTATGAAAAGGTGTGGCAAAAGAAGAAATTTAAGAATGCTCCTTTTGTAGGTAGGATATTAACTGAGGCTCCCTTAGATCCTAATGCTAGAAAGGAGTATTTTAGCCGTAAAATCCACGAATTTGGTAGAATGGAGGCTCAGTATGAGTTAATGACTTTACTGGCGAATACGGGCACTTGGGCTACGAATATTTTTAGTGGTAACATTATGACTGGTGCTAGTGCAGGGATTAGAAATTTTATAAATATTTTTAACAAGAAAAAAGTTTATGAAAGATTATTAACAGTTAATGGTAAACCAATTTTAAGAACATTAGATGGTAAACAAGTTGTAGATAGAAAGACACTTACTAATTATCTTGAAGAGCGTGGTATCATTGACAACTTTATACAGAATGAATTTGAATATAATCAAGGCTTAACATCTAATCTTCGTAAAGCTGGTATTAGTATGAGGAATTTTAAAAGAGACCTTACTGTTGCTATGAAAACAGAGAAAGGTGTACGAGAAGAAAGCATACGAGAAGTTGCTACGAGATATGGAGTGAAGGATATAATGTTGAAGTATGGTTCTTTCTTTATGCGTAATTCTGAACAGTTTAATCGTGTTAATTCCTATATGGCTCATGCTATGCAAGCTATTGAAAAGTTTGGGCCTAATGCTAGGGAACTTTCTATAGCTGATCCTTGGGTGCATGAGATGGCTATGAAAGGAATAGAGAACACTCAATTTTTATATCAAAACAGTTTCAGACCTATGTTTATGCGTACAGCAACTGGTAAGGTTTTAAGTAGGTTTAAATTATTTGCTTGGAATAGTATTAGAACAAGGCGTGAATTTTATAAGCAAGCAAAGCTTTATGGCTTTAAAGAAGGCAGCCTAGAATATGAAAGGGCTAAAGATTTGTTCCTTACAGATATGTTTATGATGGCATTAGGTGGAGCGTTTATGTTCAGTATATTTGATACATCACTAGCTCCTCCATATGACTGGATTCAATCATTGGCTGATTGGCTTTACGGAGACAAAAAAGAGCGTGACATGGCGTTCTTTGGCAGTCCTTTAGGGCCAGCTAATTTGTTGAAGCCTCCTATTGCTAGGATTCCTGAAGCTATGGGGCAGATACTTACTGGTGACTGGGAACAATTTAGTGGATATACTGCTTATACATTGTTTCCTTTTGGTAGAATGGCAAGACAAGTAAATCAGCTTGCTGATGATAGAGTGGGTAGAGGTTTAGAAAGAGCTCCTGAGATACTATTAAGGGTTCCTTATAATAAGATTCAGTCAAGAATAGAAAGAGCTAGAAGAAGAAGTGAACAAGCAGAAACTATAGAAGAGTTTCTTGGCTAGTTTAAAAAAAATATAGAAGCACGAAAAGTCATGCTTCTATATTAATATTGTATTACTATGTACCTTGTAACCAATCAATTCCTCTGATTAACGAATGAACTGTTAAGCCTAGTCCAATTCCAAGATATAATGTAGACTTTGCTATTACTTCTATTATGAATAACCAATCTGGATAGAACATCATCTTCTGAACTCCTTTCTTATCCAATTTATCCAAAACCATCTGTCTACAAATTTATCTATTATTAGATATATTATTAAGACAGGTATCATAATATCGTGTCTATGCTCTATAAGAGCTTGCCAATAGTATTCCCACATAGTGACTCCTATTTTATTTTGTTTTTTTCTGCTGCTTATGTGTCATTGCTACCATTAATAATAAATAATTTATAATGTCTTTGACACGTTCTTCTATTGGCTCAGAATGTACTGTGCCATACTTGAAGAAATTTCTTAAGCTAGAGATATGTTTATTTAAATATACAGATAATACTTGCATGGGTTCCAGTCCAAGTTCTTTTGCTATTGTTTCAAAATTGTATAGAACATTGTTTAGGTGATTACCTTCAGTATATTCAATTCTTTTTTTATCAGATAAACTGAATGTATCTGCTATAAACTTTTCTCTGAAAGCCGTGTATTTTCTTGATGTCATTTGGTTTCCTTTATTTCATATTCAATTTTAATACATTTATTGCATAAGGCTTCATTAGATTGTTTTAATATCTTTTTTATTCCTTTTTTAGCAATATTTTTAAGATTATTAGAATCTGTATGTGTAATTATTATCTCATCTAGGACATTTAAGCATGTCCATATTACATCTGTTTTATCTATTCGCACATTCGACATTTCTTTACCTCCTTTCCATATCTAGGAAAGTTTTCGTAAAAGTGATAATAATCATATCTTTCATTATCTATTTCGTAACATTGTTTGCAATCAGGGCAGTATTTAATTGATTTATCTGCTCTACTAGCATCTGCCTTTGCTCCGTCATAGCCTTTGGTTGCTGTGCTGGTTATTCCTTTAATAATCCATTCCATACTATTTTCCTTTATTTGTTATATAGAGGGACACAGGGCCAACTCTGCCCCTCTATATCTTTTATTTTCATCATCTTACTTTTCAGCAGTTACAGTCCTATGGATATCCAATTATTGGCTCAGTAACTGTTGTAAGCAACATGCTTACTATCCTGCTAGTCTTGATAAAAGTTCTAACAAGTCTTTGTATCGTATAGTAACTAATGCTTCTTTACGATCTTCTTTGAGAATTTGTCCATATACATCATCGCATGGCTTGTATAGGTCTCCTATTTTTTTACGACCTTTGACTTGAAATTTGAATGGGTCAGGCATACCTTTTTGTTTTAAAGGTGTTATTATGACCATATCTACTTCTTCATGCCAGCCTAGTGATCTACCATCAGATCCCCAAGCACGCTTTGATTCAAAGCCATATTCTTTAGCTAAGTTTACACATTCTCTTTCAATTCTATTTCCTTTTTGTTTAGGAGCTTTACCGCTCATTCTTCCTCCTCAAGATTAGGCAAAGCCTTTTCTTTTGCTGTTACAATTTCTTGATATGTTGGCTGACCTAGCAGCTTCCATATATCATCTAGGTATTTCTTACCATCGCTGCTCATTCTTTGTCTATCAACTATTTCTAATTCACTTAATAAGTGTATTAGTCTTTGGGTCATTTGTGATTGTATGTTTAATGAAGGTTTCTTCATTATAATACCCAGCTATTTGATATATTAAATCCTACAAATAACCTTAATGGCATTAATCCTATGTGAAAAGCCATAGCTTTTTTAAGTGATTTTTCTTGAACGATAGTAATACTAATCATATTTAATAATACAATTCTGTATCCTACCTCAGGGAAATCATTTCTTCTTTGGTGGCTGAATAGTCTTAGAGACAGCACGTCTAATATTCGTATTGTGTTCATATATTTCTTCCTGTTTTTTAAATATCATTGTTGTGGTTTTTTTAATATCATGGTCATGTACTATTACATACGAGCCTTGACCTTCTATTTTTTGGACTTCATTGTCCTTGATATGTATTTCTACTACTGACATTGCTTATTCCTTTAGTATGTGGTAAAGGCTCGACACATAAGAAGAGAGCCGAGCCTTTATTTAACCGTTTCTTTTTTTAAAGGTAAAGGTATTCCAGTCGAAATCGCATATTATATCAAATCCAGTTTCATCTCGTGAAGCTAATGTTCGTATTCGTCTTTTCTTTGATAGATGTTGTTCTTGTGGTTTACCCATTCCTTCAATAGCTATGACTTTGTCTGCTTTTTGGCCTATAGCACTAGAACCTTTGCTCATGTGTACATCCATTTGCTCACCATCTTTCATTGCATAGTGAGCTTTTTTGGATATATGTACTACGCCAAATACTATTATGTCTTCCGTAATTGCTAGATTCTTTAGAGTTTTATAAACATATTCTTGCTTATCAAACTCATCTCTACTAGCAAATCTAGCTGGAACCATATCAACAGTATCTATTATAAGTATTTTAGGTTTTTCCTTTTGTATAAGGTCTGAATACTTACTGATATCTGGTGAATCTGTTAGTATTTGAAGATGTTTCATTTTCTCCTTGAGCAATTCTAATGTTAATGGGTCTTTTGTCTTAAGTAAAGATATAATTTCATCTTTGCTTTTTAGAGTTACTTGCTGTGCAAATCTTCTAGCAATAGTTCTATCTTCTACTTCTAAAGACATATACAAAGTTTTAACACTTGGTATACAAGATACTATGTATTGTAGAAAAGCAGTTTTTCCTAGCTTTGTATTACCTGTTAATATAGCTAAATCTCCTGCTTTAAACACATAGGGTAATGGCATAAATGAAAATACGCTTTTTAAATCAAATGATTTATCACTAAAGTCTATGTTGACATAGTCTACCAGTAGGTTTACCATATCTTCCGCATTGAGTACTTCAGATGTTTCTTCAAGGTTTTTCCATTTATACAGATAGCACTTTGGGTCACAGTATTTAGATAAGATTTCATCATTACATGGATATTTATAGCCACCTATTTTATATACATCTTCTACCATTCTACTTACTTCTGTAGATGGTAGTGGGTTGCTAAATTTATTCATATAAGCTTTTGCTATACCTTGCACAGCTAATGAATCGTATCCGTAATGCCTTACTGCTATACTTAGAAGTCTTAAAAGATTTTTATGCCTTTGTCCTTCGACTTGACCATCATTGTATATGTGTTGACCACATGTTACAAATCTACTGGTATCTGTTTTTTTATTTGCAAATATCTTTCTTACTTCTTTATTAGCTTTTCTGCTAATATCTTGTGGTTTTAACAGTACTGTTCCATCGTAATCTACTTTTGTATGCCTATAATCAGATCTTATTTCTTTGTTGAACTCTTTAATCTTATTGTAAGACCATAGTTCCAATTCATTGATTGTTATAGGATTTTTAAAGCATTTCGTCTTGTAATTGATAGAATATGGAGCTCTTATGAGTCTTGTAGCGTCATATATAAGGTCTACATAGTCACCAAAGTCACGAGCTATACTAGCTCTTACTATTTTATCAAGCTTGGGATTAGGTTCAAATCCATAAATGTTAGGTATATGAATATGGAAACCACGTCCTGAAAACCATACTTGAATTATTTCGTTGCCAATGCCTTTGCCATTCATTGCATCAATTAATTCTAGTACATTTTCTTTGCCTTCGTCTCCTTTAAATTCAGAATTACCTTTAAGGTCAATGTCTAATATGATATTATCTACATATCTATCTCCATTAAACTGACTAACACTGCCAGTTTCTAGGACATAATCTTTAATAGATTCATCATATAGGAACATTGACCTATAGATTTCTTTCCTTTGCTTGATATTCTCGCTTAATACCTCAGGCCATCTTGTCTTTTTACAGATTTGATGTCTATTAGCAACTGAGCCAGTAGCATATTCTATGTACCAGTCTCTATTCTCCATGTCATTTGCCTACTTTTAGTTGGATGTTCTAAGATTTTGCTAATATCTATGTCTTTATAAGCTTGGTCGCTTCTAAAAAGTCTCCATGCACGGCTATAAGTACTAGGAGTATGTAATACATCCCAGTACTCTTTACCATAATGGACTAGAGAAGTCTCTATGTCTGATGATTTGACATAGAGCTCTCCTCTTTGAATCCTTGATAGAAGCCAGTGTTTAATAACCGCTTCGACTGACATTATACATCAAGTTCCAATAACTGGAACTCATCCTTATTGTCTGTGTCTTTCTTAGGGTTATTATTGGATGTGCTAGTAGAGTTTAAAGGATCTTCTGTCCTATAATCTCTTACCCATCCCTCTGTTACTTGCTTCATAAAGCGTTCTTTTAATCTATCACGACCTCTTTCAACAGCCATAGTTTCTGGAAATATATTCCAGTATGGCTTACCGTTGTCTTTTAGATTAACTGATGGATAAGATAATACTAAGAACTCTTTACCAATTGCTTTATCAAGATAAGTATCTGATATTGTATAAGCATTGTCGTATACTGGTTCTTTTATACCAATGGCTTCTAAGAACATTTTTACCTTTAAAGCACTTCCCCAGTTATTCTTTTCTCTGTTGAAGTTGCCAAAAATGTTTAATGTCTTATCCCATTCTTGTCCATCATTGTATTCTACAGTTAATAGTATATCATTGTTTTTCTTCTGATACTTTAATTTATCATCATACTTAACAGTGACTGACTTAACTGTACCTGTTGTTACAAAGCCTGCCATTATTTAGACTCCTTTTGTTTTTGTTTTAGTCCCACTTGCTTATCTAATAGTGCAGTGTATTGTGCAAGTACTTCATCTTCAGTTGGATTATTATCATCAATCCACTTTTTGATTTTAGCTTGCACTCCTTTGCCTTTAAATTCAGCTGCTTGGGATAAAGCGATTAATTTAAGTCTGTTTTTTGGTACTTTATTTACTTTTCCGCTAGTGTTAGCTTCAAGTTCTTTTTGGTTTTTGATTTCTGGATTATAGTCAAGGTCTTTAATATCCTCTCCAAACCATAATTCAATTCCAAAACCAGTTAACATACTACCAGCTTTTGCTATGCATCTTCTAATAGTATTTTCTACTTGTGCAGCATCTGGTGATGCTTCAGCTTTCATTGTGAAGTTACGAACTGCTAAACATTCTTGATGTGTATGTTCATCTCCGTTCATATCTTCAAGTGTCAATGTTACTTTGACTACTGCTGTACCATTAGGTAATAACATATATGGAAGTGTTAAAGTGGTTCCATCTTTTGTTATTTGATATTCATGTATCTTGTACTCGACATATTGAAAATTCTTTTTCAAATAATCGTGCATTACTGCCCAAGATATATAGTCTGCTGAGAAACTACCTCCACCTTTTGATTCTACAAAAGGTTTATAGTCTTCATTTCTCAGTGTTGAATAGAACTCGTTCATTTGTTGTCCTTTTTTTATTAATAATTAACATAAAAGAAGAGAGCTAACTCTAAGCTAACTCTCTTCTTTAGTTTACTAGTTTACCCAGCCTCCACGACTGTTAATGCTATTAGATTTTATATAACTTTTAGCTATATAATATGCACTAACTTTATGATCGTAAGCCTTACCAAATTGTGTAGATTTTACCCAATCTTTGTACTTTTTATCATGTGTGTAGTACTGTGTAATTGCATTATAAGCATCCCATAAAGTTTCACCTTTATTACCTGCTCCATTGTAGAAGTTGTCTACCATTTTCTCATAAATAGGTTTAGCTGTATTTCTTACAATTATACCTAATTCAGGCATACTTTCTCTATGTCTGTCTTTTAAGAATGGTATAGCATCTTCAAGGTATGATGTGAGCATATGTGGATTCATTTTATATTCATGCATCCTATTCATATCCTCAACTGCTAGTTTTACATTACCTTTGCTCATCTTTATTCTTTGAATTAAAGCATCAACATTACTTTTGATGTTTTTCGTGTGTTTTAAAGAATAAGAAAATGTGCTTTTTCTGGATATAGCTAGATCTAATGTATTTTTACATACAATGCGCACCATTGTATCTCTTAATGAATTACCTGCGCTGCCATCATGAGATGAGAATAGAAATGTATATGGCTGTATTGCATCATCACCTACTTTGAATTGTTCAGGTGCTTTTGCTAATATCCATATCTTTTTTCCTTCTTCGATTGCTCCTGCAGTAACAAGTTCATATCCAAAATCTAACAATGCATCAAATGGTTTAAATGCATCCTTATTTTGTAGTATTGTGTATCTTTCTGATACATGTCCTAGTATTGTGTTGGTATCTTTTCTTACTGTGACATAGTTTCCTGTTTCTGTGTAAGAATTTCCTTCATCATTTGTCATGTAAGTAGGCTTTTTTTCTACCCTCCAGTCTAATCCTGAAGCTATTAAGGCTTCACGGATTGAAGGGGGTTTAGTTAGTGCTACACCATGCCCATGCCAAGGTGTTTCCCCTAAATACATCATTGAATCAATATATGCTGGCATTAGTAACTCCTTTTATATGTTTCTAGAAATAATAACCTACTATGAGCTGGGCCTCCTTCGGTTATTTTTCCATCATCTAGTAAATTTCTATATATTTTACATAGTTGTGTCCTAGATATATGATTATTTGTTGTTTTTTTACTCATTTAAGACTCCTTATGTTTTTTTGTTAAACATGTTTTTTACTTTATCTAATTCGTCAATAAGGTTATTTACTCTCTGCACTGCAGATTGTCCTTTAACTCTTGCTATTTCCTCTCTATAAAGCCTTAAAGATGTTGTGATAATGTCTACTTCTAGTTGATTATCAAAAGCTAAAGCTGGTCTTTTATCAGATGTATAAAACCTATTATTTTTATTGCTCATTGTTTTTAACCTCCTGAAGCACAGCGATAGGAACACCATTCTACTGTGTACTTATTTTGTTGATTTGGATAATATGGTTCTTTACATACATTGCACCTTACAAATGTATTTTTAAGTATTCTCTTTACATCTGTTTTATCACGATGTTTTTTTATTTCATAATACTTAGTTGTTTTTGTTTTCATAATACTTACCTTAAATTTTAATGCCTACATCCGACTCCAACGGATAGTAACGGAGCCACCAGTATTGGTTGCGTTAGATAGGCATTATCTATAGAGGCTAAACTCTTTAATATTTGTTTTGTGGTTCAAGTAAACTTTCATCCCACAGCTCAGTTTAGTTCTGAGGAGCCTAGCCTTTATATTTATTGTTATTTACGGTTTATTTTTAAACTCATTTAACCAACGGTCTACTAATTCTAGAAAGTGTGGTGGTATAATTTGATGTTCATCTTCAAATTCTGACATTAGCTTAAACATTTCATTGTGTATATCAGTTTGAACTTCATCATACATTTCATCAATCATTATTTCGTCTATTGTTATCATTGCTAAACACCTCCTCTCTGTTTATGCATATTTGTTCTATGCCAAAGTTATCCATTTGTTCTAGAATATCTGTTACTTGAGAACTCGTTTGATTATTTAATACTTTTATGATTTGACCGCCTTTTGCGACTAAATCAAGTTGAAATAAACCTTTGTTTGTAAAACCATTACCTACACTTCTTGCAACATTACTTGCAAAGCGAGCTGTATGGTTTATTCCAAGAAACATGTAACTCACTGCTTTACCAGCTTGTCCCATGATTTTTATTTTAGACATCATGCTGCCCTCCTTTTTATAAGTTTATTAATGCTAAATCTTGAACACAAAAGAAGAGAGCTAAGATGTTTATTTGTCTTTGTTACTCGGTATATTAATTTATGAATAATAAAATTATTACTCAATAATTAATTTAAAAGCAGTGCAGATTTGCGTAAAGATGCGGAGCTTTGGGGTTGACAAAACCCTGCAAGATCTACACTGCTTCTATTTTTGTTACTTAAGTTAGCACTACTGGTTTGACATAAGATTCTTTATCTCCGTCTCTCCACATTAATGCTTTTTGTACTGTATCTTCAGTATTAGGTACACCCTCAAAATGAATTTCAGCTGTACTTGGATTGACCATTCTAAGATAGTTACACCATCTTACTCCGTTAGGTACTGTAGTGTCTTCTACTTCTACCTGAACAAGGTCGTATGGTCTATCATCTATTTTGTCGCTATTTAAGACATTAGAATTACAGTTAGCTAGGATTGTATCCATTCCAAAGGTTTCTATTACTACTCTCCTTTCTGATACATTAAATAACCTAAATGCGTCTTTCATATCTAGGTCATTAATATCTTGGGATAGTCTATATTTTTCTAACCTTTCTTGGGCTAACTTGTTTTTCCTTCTAGCTCTAGCAGATGCATTTCGTCTTATTCTACTTTGGTTAAACCACGCATCAGCTTTTTCTTTTATTGCCTTAGGAGGGTTATTAAGAACTTTATAAGTTTCTAAGTCTATCTCCATTCCAATAAAGCAATATTTGTCTTCTTTATGTGGTGATTTTAATTCATAGAATGAATCACATTCAGGTATTTCATGCTCTGTTCCTCCGTATAGCTTTGTAAAGCCATAATGCCATTGCGCTCTAATAGTATCATGGAAATCTGTACCAAATAAGTAAGAACCTCTGTCAAGAACATTATAGTCATAAACAGTTAACATGTTCTTTTTAACATCTATAGATGCATCTATTTTGCAAGATGGTATTCTTCCTTCAGCTTTTTCATTATACTCACCACTAAGATGATAATCAATATTTACATTGATTATCTTAGCATTGCCATGGTACAAAGCATATCTAGAACCATTAATCCATCTTTTATAAAAATGTATTCTATTTTGTTCTGATGGCTTTGTTCTTTTATACATGTCTATTATGTCTTTTATATTGTCAAATTTCCCTCTTCTCCAATGAGAACTTTCCACATGATTGTGATCACTATTTGCCCATGCCATTAGTCCACCACCCTTCTTTCCATTTGTGAGAAATGGTCAAATTCTTTGACTATTTCCACTTTATAGTATCCAGCTGGTACTTCTACTGGGTTGTGTTCTTCGTGAATTAATTTCATTGGTTTATCAGTATTTTCTATTATAAGATAATCACACTGCGCTGGGCTGTCTTGATTTCTCCAGCCTGTTGTATTAATAGCCTGTACAACAGCGTCATTTGTTATTGTTTCTTCAAACCTATGATGATGTCCAGTTGCTTCTCCTAAAGCAATTGTACATTTTCCACCATGGTCTTTAGATATTTTTGATGCTAGTTCCCATGAAGTAGAATATGAGTATTCTTTTTGTTTCTTTATTTGTTCTTCTTTATATGCATGAAACTCTTTAGGATCTACTTGTTTAAGTAGTACATCTCCTTGTTGTATTTTTACCATTTTGTTATCCTTTTTGTTTGAAATTAAGATTTTGCTTACTAGCCTCTACATGTATCATATACATGTGTAACCGTGTGCATTTATAGTTTGATTAACAGCATTTTTACAAGGGGAATAGAAACTGGTTCGCTTACGGAGTTGAATCGTGTACACTTAACTGACCAGTTTAAACTCTATTATCATCCCTCGTTCATCGGTGATAAACAAAATCTTATAGCTTGTTTGTTAGTTTGTTTTACTTTTATTGTTAGTTGATTATTTTAGTTGATTGTAGTAGTATCGTGCAAGCTTTTGCTTGCTCCTCGATTTTAGAAATAAAGTGCAAGCAGGTGCTTGCTCCTTTTTAGAGAAAGACCCCCTTTATGGGGGTTTTTCTCTTGAAGTAATAGATAGTGCTATTACTCTTCTCTTGCAAGTATTCGCAATGATACTTTATTGCTATCTTTCTTAGAGGTATGAGGATATTTAGTGCCTAAGTAATAGCCTGTGCCATAAAAGGCACTTGCTACTTCAGATATTACTTCTGCACGCTCTTCTTCATCTAGGTCAGTCATATCTGACCATAGATTGAAGTACATATCATCACTAAATTCTTCATTTAGCTTATCTATGTCAATGCCTCGGCATACATTGTATAAGCCTCCGCCCTCTTTTGGACTTTTTGATATCCAAAATATGTTATTATCTGCCATTTCACTAAAAGCATTGGATATTGCTTTAGCATAAATGTCTCCGAGTTTTTGGGTTTTCCTTTGTCTAGCCATTATTGACTCCTTTTAGTTGATTAAAAAAATAAAACACACAACAAGAGAGCTGAACATGGAAAGTCTTTCTCCATGTCCAGCTTTTTATTGAAGTTAGTAATTCTGATGTCCATGCAATTCCATGTGACAGTTGGCACATAATGATATACACTTCTTTATCTCAGCGAATATCTTTTTAAGTCCAAAGCCGTCACGAATCATATCTCCTACATTAGCCTCTTTTGTAGAATCATGATGATGAAATTGCAATGCCCAAGTTGAAAATTTCTTACCTCTGGTTTTACGAGAATAGCCACAGCTTGTGCAACTTAAGCCTTGCTTGTATTCCTTGATTTTCTTTGCTTTTTCTATCCTACCATTAGGTGTTTTTTTCTTATGAGACCAATAACATCCGTGTTTTGTACAGTAGTATCTTCTGTATGGATTGCCTGATTTGTCAAACATACCTGTTTTGGCAAATTCTGATAAATCCATACTAATGTTGCAACCTTTACATGTTCTTGTCATAATAGACCTCCTTATTTATTTAAAATATTGCAATAGACTTTACGCTTTCCTCTAGCATTGGGTTATCAATCCTAAAAAGTCCATTCTGTAAACGGTCTTTTGCGATTGCCGTGAAATAGAGAGCCCGTTGTTACAGACAGCCTCCTAGTTGACTACGATACTCATCTATTGCAATTTAGTTTGTTATATTTTTTAGAGGACGGTTGCCTTTTAGATGACAACCGCTACCCTCTTAGTGCTTTTTTGTTCTTGGGTAGCACTTTTCTCTTAACATACATTCTCGTCAGATGTATGCGTGGAACCTGATATATTTTTTAGACCATATATCATAGGAATTACACTCAAGCTTAAAAGCATGGCAACCAAGATTATTAGGTCTAATATTTTGCCCTCCAACCCAGTTCTGGGGAATTTTACAGAGGGACTTACGACACAAGAAGAGAGCTTTTCAACGAAATTAACTTATTTTAGGTTTTCAACCATATTATTTAACAATGTTAATGTGTTATTGAAATATCTTTAAAAGATTTATCTTATCTTGTGTTACATTTAATTTTATTTTGTTGTTCATGTTAACATTATAAATATTAACAATGCACTACCAATTATAATAGCGGTGGTAAAAAATGCCATAATTGATACAATCAATATTTTTTCAAATAAACTCATTTTTAACCCTTTTGTTTGTTTTGTTTGTTTTGTTTGTTTTACATTAGTAAAAAAGCCCCCTGAATCAGGGAGCTTTTTTATATGACAACCGTTAATTTTGATGCTTAACAGAATTAAAGCCAGTCATAAAATCAGACTTGGTCTGTTTGGCTTTGGCTTTAACTGAGGGCACAATTTTTTTGGTTGTCTTTATTGCTTTGGCTGTAAGTTTGCCAAGTTTCATTGTCATTTTCATTTTATTGACCTCTGTTTATTAAGATTACGATACAAGAAGAGAGGGGGGACAAAGTCCCCCCAGTTTTATTAGAACGGAAGTTCATCACTTTTATATGATTGACCATTAAATTCAACAGTTGAAACAACTTCATCTTCATCATTATCATAATCATCGATGGGGTGGGGCTCATGCTTTTCATTTGTAAATTGCTGATGTGCTTTAGCGGTATCATGGAAATCTTCATGCTTTTCATTAAGATTATCCATGGTTTTATCAACAGTTTCTTCTACCTGCTCTGCTATCTTTGGTATGATATCAACTAGACTATCACCAATCTTATCGAACATCTCTGGCATTCTTTCTAACGAAGCCTCTTGGAATTGATTTAAGGCTGAGATAATAGTTAATTGAAATTCTTCACCAGTCATTTCAACTATTTTCTTTTGGTTTACGTTTGTCATTTTATTGCTCCTTTTATTAAGGTGTGTTAAGGTGATAACTCTTACCTAGTGTAAGGATTATCATATAAGAAGAGAGATGTAGTATATAGGGGTGAGCTTGCGAACTCTTTAACTAGCCTATGCGAAATAGGCGTGTCCACATGGTGTTTATGTGGACTAATCCAATCAACTCAACCTAGTTCAACCCACCATACCTGATTCAATGGGGGGTAGTAACTAGGTAAACCTCCCACACGCATTCTAGATCTAATTTGCTAAGAGTACTTTGGAACTAAAATATTTCTTAATCGTTTGCATAACATGAATTAGAGGTATTAACTTAAAGTAGAACTTTACTATGGCAAAGAAAAAGAAAATAGAAGTCTTTAATATCACAACTGGTAAATGGGAGTTGGAAGAAAAGACTGAGCAAGAGATAAGAGAAATGCAGAAAATGGAAGATAACCATTTTGATATCTTAAATGCAGAGTTTAAGATAGTCCAAAAGTCCATTGAAATGCAATTAGGTATGTATGATAAAGCTAAGAGTAAGGATTAAGTTACTATTTACTTGTAGTACACTATAGTGTACTATTTACATGTAAAGAGTACCTATTACATGTAAAGAGACCCTAGTAGTGTAAAAGATATGCAAGTACTTGAATAGGTGGAGATATATTGAAAATAATTGAAAGATTATACCAGAGAAAGAAAAGAAAGTTTAAGATCTACACAAAAGATGAGTTCGATAAAGAAAAAAAGCCATATATCTACTGGAAAGAAGCAGAAACAGGTGATTATGCTATTACTGATGATAATTATGTCATGGAATGCCTTTCTAAAAGGGAATATACTGATAAGAATGGCAATATTAAGACATTTATCAAGCTTTCAGGAGGTGTAGGCTGGGATAATATGGCTTCTAAGATAAACTTTGAGCTGAATGATGCGTATAAAACCTATACTAAGACAAATCCAGCTAAGAGTTGGGAAGATGTTGAGATTACATCTACAAGAGGCAAGAATACTGTAGATATATACGCCAATATGTTATTAAACGGTAATGTAAACTTTAAAACACTTGGTAATGTGTATAGACCTAAGGATAAGATACCAGAAGCTACAGTACGCAGGTTTTTAAAAAACAAGAGGGTGAAAATGGAAGTTGAAAAGAAAGTAAGGGAGATACTGGGAGAGAAGTCTATCAACAAAGAATTTGCTGTAGATAACCTCATAAGAGCGTTGAGTATGGCTGAACATAAAGGAGACGTGGGTAATTTCTTAAAAGCTAACGATCAAATCATGGATTTACTGGAAATGAAGCCTAATAAGGCAATTACTACAGATACAGTAGAGTTAATAGACACTAAGAAGATATTAGACCAGATTACGCAAGAAGAAGAAAAGAAATTAGTCATGCAGCGGAAGGAAGAAGTCAATGAACGAGCAGATTGAAGACCATGGCTTAGAACAAAAGCTTGAGATAGCTATCAGTGCTTTACATGTGATAGCCGTTATGGGTGAGATGGAATCTAAGCAAGTTTCTGACATAGCAATGGATGCATTACGGGAAATGGAAACATATGGCTTACTTTATGAGCTATTCGATACTGAGGAATAGCCTATATTGTTTAAGAATTGCCCCGTAATCGAAAATATATGTCCTTATGCAGGTGTATATAAGGGTATACTTCATTGCGGCTTAGAAAAGGGCAATATCGAACAAACAAAAATAATAAATATTACTAAATGTCCCAAGAAACCAAAAAAGCGTAGGTAGTTTGACTAAGAGTACAAGAGAATTACAGGCTAAACTAGCAAGTAACATGATTTTATTTGGAAAGATCATAAGTCCAAACATGTTTTCTGTTGCATCTCCTGATTTTCACTACCAAATAGCAGATGTACTAATGGATAGTGATTCTAAGCAGGTTAATATAATAGCTCCTCGTGGTCATGCTAAGTCATCTATCGTTGGTGGTGTATATCCACTATATCATATACTACATCATGAGGGTAAAAAACTTATTGTTCTAGTTTCTAGAACTCAAGACCATGCTATTAAGCTATTAGGAACTATTAAAGATACTCTTGATTACAGCCAAGAGCTAAGAGCTATATATGGATACTGGGGTCAGCATAGTGCAAAAACATGGTCTAAGTCTGAGGTAGAATTAAAAGACGGCAGTATGATAATATGCAAAGGTACTGGTCAACAACTTCGTGGTATTAAAGTTGGTAGCCAAAGACCTACACTAATTATAGTTGATGACCCTGAGGATGAGAACAATACTAAAACAGCAGAGGCTATGGAGCAAAACCTACGATGGTTACTTCAGAGTGCTGTTCCCTCACTCGATCCAATAAGAGGCAAGATAGCAGTTATTGGTACACCACAGCATCAAAGATGTTTAGTGGAGATATTAAAAGAAATGGAAGGTTGGAATAACATGCATTTTTCTCCAGATATGGATAGAGAGATAGCATTATGGGAAGAATGGCAGCCTATAGAAAAATTAAAAAAGAAAAAAAGAGAACTAGAGTCTATTGCAAGGGTATCCGTATTCTACAGAGAGTACTTATGTCAAATCATTGGAGATGAAGACCAGTTATTTAATGAGAAGTATTTTAAGTATCATAAATATGAACTGTCTATTGATAATGATAATCGTCACTACTTAGTGAGTGACCAAAAGAAGATACCTGTAAATGTATTCATGGGCGTAGACCCTGCATCCTCAATAAAAAAGACAGCTGATTACTCGGTTATTATGCCAATCGCTGTTGATCAAGATAATAATAGGTATGTATTACCTTATTACCGCAAACGTGCTACGCCTATGAATCTAGCAGAGAGTATTATCCAGTATTTTAAAATGTATAAACCATCTAAGGTACGCATTGAAAGTGTTGGCTATCAGGAAATGCTTAGAGAATACCTCAGGCAAAGATGTGAAGAAGAAAAGATATTTATATCTGGGCTTGAAATAAAAGAATCACCTCGTACTTCTAAATCTTCTAGGCTAGAAACAATGGAGCCATACTTCGCTCAAGGTAAGATGCATATGAAGAAAGATATGTTAGAGCTTAAAGATGAGCTTTTATTATATCCACGTGGTAAGCATGACGATTTATTAGATGGGATGTTCTATGCAATGAAGGGCATGTATAAGCCATCTCACCTTAGTAATGACGAAAATAAGACCAATATAACTACAAAAAGTAAACTTTTTAATAAAAATAGTTGGAAAGTAGTATGAATTATGGAACTTAAAGTGTTACTTTACGTTAAAGGGATTAATGCGTTAGCTACGCATTATACATAATTATTATATGCATAAGATAACAGAAACCGTCCAAAAGACTCATGATCTCCTTCGTGAGTATTCTGCTGCTAGGCAGAATTGGGCGACTCAAGCTGTAGAAGATAACGAGTTTAGAAACGGTAAACAATGGACTGATGATGAAGCTACAGCTTTAAAGCAACGTTCACAGCAACCTATAGTTGTGAATGTTGTTTATTCTGCAGTAGAGCAAGCAAAAGCAATGCTCACATCTAATAAGCCTAAGTTTCAATCCACAGGTAGAGAAACAAGTGATAATAAAGTAGGACGAATGTTCTCAGATATTATGGCTTATATATGGGATATCTCAAACGGGAATGTAGAATTGAAACAAGCTATTGATGATTACTATGTAAAGGGTATGGGAGTTATGATGGCTTATGTTGACCCAGATGCTGATTTTGGTTCTGGTGAGGTAAAGCTACAATCAATAGACCCTATTGAAGTGTTTATAGACCCTACATCTAAAGACCCTTTCTGCAGAGATGCTAGCAATATTATAGTTGCAAAGATAGTCTCTGAAGATGCATTACTTAAGTCTTATCCAGAGTATGCTGATATGATTAAAGAGTGTACTGAGACAAGTTATATCAATACTCCAGCAGAATCTCGATATGGTACAGAATCCCAACAAGTAACTCTACAAAGAAATATCACAGGCTCTACAATTTCTGGTGAGCGTGAATTAGAGTTAATGGAACGTTATTATAAAGAATTTATGCCTTATCATAAGGTTTATGACCCTTATCAGGATAAGATGTCAGTAATGGATCCAGAAGAGTATGCTGAGTATAGTCAATCTCCTGCAGTATTACTTACATCTCCGTTAGGCGAAGAAATATTAACAGATGATGAATCTGTAAAGCAGTATATGCAAATGCATGAAGAGATGGGTGACAAGTTTCATTTGATGATAGACCCAGCTACTAATCAGCAAGTTCCTATGGCAGGAGAAGAACATGCTGGTTCAGTACCTAATTCTACTGTAAATATTGATATCATAACAAAAGAACATCTTATCCAAGATAATAAAATTATGGTTAATGATATTGAGATATGCCAGATACATCAATGTGTATCTATTGGTGATAAAGAATTATTTAAAGTTGTGCTACCTATAGAAGAATATCCTATCGTACCCATTATGAATGGTTGGAATAGAAATCCATATCCAATGAGTGATGTTAGGTTAGTTAAAGGACTGCAAGAGTATATAAATAAGATACGGTCTCTAATCATAGCTCATGCTTCAACTTCTACAAATACAAAATTATTAATACCACGTGGAGCTATTGATAAAAGACAATTAGAAGAGGACTGGGGTAAAGCAGGAACAGCAGTTATAGAATTTGACCCTGAACTGGGAACACCTATCGTTGCAGGGCCTGTACCTCTACCTAATGAGTTGTATAAAAATGAAGCTGATGCTAGAGCAGATATTGAAAGGATACTTGGTATCTATGCATTGATGCAGGGGGATCAAGGCAGTGCTCCACAAACCTTTAAAGGAACTGTTGCTTTAGATGAATTTGGACAAAGAAGGATAAAGTCGAAGCGTGATGATATAGAAGAAGGAATTAATCAATTAGCAAAAGTTGTGGTAGGCTTAATACAGTATGTATATAGAGATGAAAAAATTATCAGGTTAATGCAACCTAACAATATGCCTAAAGAAATAGTAATGAACTCTCCAGTATACGATAAAGTTGGGAATTATACAGGCAAGATTAATGACATTACAATTGGTAAGTACGATGTAATAGTGCTATCTGGTTCAACATTGCCATCAAATAGATGGGCTAGGTTTGAATACTATATGCAATTATTTCAATCAGGTCTAATAGACCAAATAGAAGTATTAAAGCAGACAGACGTTGCAGATATGGAAGGTGTCCTTGAAAGATCTGGTCAGATGCAACAGCTACAGGGACAAGTACAGGCACAACAAGAAAAAATTAAAAGGCGATCTACAAACAGCTCAGAGAGAGTCTTTGCATGACCGTAAGCGTGTAGAAGTAAAAGAGTTTGAAAAGAAGCTAGCAAAAGCTGAAGCAAAAGTTGAAATGGCTCAGAAACTCTACACTACACGTTTAGCCGATGAACTGAAAATGGCTAAAGAAGAAGTAGAGCCACAAGCAGATAATCAGCAAAGAAAAATGAATGAAGAGCTACTAAGCATAGAGGATGAGTAATGGCTATTCCAGATAGTTTTAGAGAAAGACAAGAAGATTTACAGAGAAACGCTAATATTGCTGCAGCAAGAATGAATCCAGATAATAGGATGAATGCACAAAATGCCCTTAAGAATTTTGGTTCAAATGTTTTTGGTGGAATAAAAAATGCCTTAGGGCGATTGGGAAGAGACCCTAATGTTGGTAGGCAAAAATTTGGTACATCTGCTTTACAACAAGCTATGAGACAGCAAGAAGTTGGTAATTTGAAACCCCAAGCAAAAGAGTTATTAGATTACTATTCAGCAAATGATACTAACGAGTTACAACGCCAACGAGAGTTAATGAATAGAGGGATACATGGTGATTATGGAGTTAATAGATTAGCTAGTCCATATTTTACTGATGCAACTACTAAAACAGTGGCTTCTGGTGTAGACGGGCCTCCTGTGAGTGTTGGAGAAGGGAATATAAGTGCTAATGTAGCAGATGGTGATGTTTCTGGAGTAGAAAACAGATTATCTTTAGATAGGATGATGGAAGACCCTTCATCATTAAATGAAGAAGGAATTAAAAGTTTACAAACTGCATTAAATAGTGCAGGATTCCGAGACATGTATGGAAATATGTTAGCAGTTGATGGTGGAATGGGGCCATTGACCACTTCGGCAATGCAAAGATATAGAGAGCAATTTGGACAAGGTCAGGACGTTCCAGTTGAAGGATTACAAGATGATCGTCAATATACCGTTGGTAATCCTGAGTTAGATTCACCACTCCAAGCTCCAGAATTTGGAATGATAGATAAACTAAATCAAGATGTTTTAGGAGCAGATTGGTTTGATGAGACAGAAATAAATAATAATGAACCTCCACCAGATTTTTTATCAGAAGGTGGTAGGTCTTTTGAAGAGAATTATTAGATAATGATAAAGCATTTAAAATAAAAAATTGAGGAAGCGGTTGCTGGTATAACCAAATCGCAAAGGAAAAGAAAATGGAAAACATAATAGAAGTGAGTAACGCTGATAGCCCACAGGTAGAAGAAGCTACTTATCAAGTAGAGCAGCCTCAGATACCTACGGATGAAGTGCCTGTAGAAAACATTACAGATGCTGTGGGAAATACAGTTACTCAAGAAGTACCTAGAGAAACTTCATCCAAAGACGACCCAAATCGTTTTGAGTATTGGCAATCACAGGCAGATAAAGCCAAGAGTGAGTTGAATGCCTTGAGACAAGAAGTCGAATTATACCGACACCAAGGACAGAATACTGGACTCTCCAATGGGCAACCAGAAGCATACCCTCAAGAAGGATTGCAAGAGGATTCATTGAAGGAGCCTTCAGCACCTGAAAGACCAGTGAGCTATAACGAGATAGATGCTTATTCAGATCCAGATAGTGATTCGTTTAAGTATCGTTTAGCTAGAGATAAGTATCGAGATGATTATATGGGCTATCTCAAAGAAAAAGATGAAGTAAGAGAAAATCAATTACAAGAGCAGTATCGCTATGAAATGGCAATGCAACAAGATAACATGATGAGAACGCAAGCTCAGAGTCATGCTGTTAATTCTTACGGATGGGATAGCAACAAAGCTAATGACTTTGTGACATGGGCTAGTAATCCAGATAATCTTACTCTTGATAATTTAGCTAAACTATTTGAGTTAAGGAGTAATCCAGACCCAGTAGTGCAACAACGCACAGAGCAAATGCAAAATCAAGCACAGCGATTAGCTGTTCCTAAACCTGCAGCAGTGCAGTCAGGAAAAGCTGAACAGCCACGTTCTGATGAGCAATTGTTTAGTGACGCATTACTTGGTAGGTGATTACTGTAAAAGCAAACTAAAATAAGGAGTTACAAATGGCAGCTACAGAAAAGCTACTACACGCTTCTAGTGTACTCTATACGGATAGACGGAATTTTTACGTAGATCCTCAGGTCACTAAGGAGCTATGGACAGACGTTGCCCCTTTTACTACAATGATTAGTAATCAGGAAATGCGAAAAGTCCCAGACCCAGTATTTAAGATGTTTGAACATCGTAATCCTTGGGTAAAACAAGAGTTTAGGAATAATGCTGAAACAGTTACCCTAGCAGTTAATGGAACTGAAAGTGCAGCTCTAAATGTTAATGGTATAGTAGGATTAAATTCTACTTGCGATAGCAGTTGGTTAGGTCTCATAGTAGAGATATGGAACTCAGCAAGAGATTCTAAAAAAGCAACAGCTATGATTTCATCAATAGAAGATGCTGACGAAATTAAAGTCAAGATTATAAGTACTGAAAGTGGAAGTGATTATACTCTTGTTGCTGAAGATTGGTATATTGTGATCGGCAATGCACATGGTGAAGGTAGTTCAGCTCCAGAAGCATGGGCAGACGAACTAGATGTTGTTTACAATTCTTGTCAGATTTTTAAAACACCTCTACAGGTTACTGGTAGTTTAGAAGCAGCAGTACTTCGTGGAGAGTCTTCAGAATTGGCTAGACTTCGTAGGCAAAAAGCTCAAGAGCATAAAATGCAGAAAGAAAAATCTTTCTTATTTGGCCAAAGAGTTGGTGGTACTGGTTTACAAGAAGCATCTTATGCAGCTGGTAATAACGATACAAATAATGATGAAACATTTGCAGATGGTGGAAGAACTGATTCTGATGGTAATCTTGTTAGGACTACTTACGGAATAGTATCCGCATTGGAGAAATATGGTGAATCTACATCTACACATGATGCGCAGAATGTATTCACCGTTGATGCTTCCTATGCATATGGAGACTTTGTAGACGATATGGAAAAAGTATTTCAGTACATTCCAGAAGCAGGTGTAAAGCGTGCTTTTGTAGGTGCTGGTGCTTTAGGCTACTGGTCTAAGATGGCTGGTGCTTCAGGATTAGCTGGCAATTCAGGTTGGACAGTTTCTCTTGGAGACATGAAGCGTGATGCTCTCGGTTTTAACTACAGAGTACTTGAAACGCCTCACGGTATGTTGCAGTTGATTCCAACTCCAGCACTACGTGGGCCTTACAATAAGTACATGGCAGTTGTATCTGATGAGAATCTATTTCATGCAGTTTATCGTCCATCTGTATATCAGACAAACATTAAAACTGATAATGCCTTTGATGGTGTTAAAGATCAATACATGTCTGATGAAGGTGTTGGTATACAGCTAATTGAAAGTCATCATCTGTTTAAAATCACAGCGTAAGGAGGCTAATTATGGCTAGACCTTATATAGGTGGTTCACCTGCTAGTATTAAAGAAGTAACTGAAGCTGTTACATTAGTTGCTGCTGATCATGGGAAAATTATTCTTATGAATGCAGGAACGGATAATGTAGTTATAACCTTACCTGCATTAGCTAAAGGACTAGAGTTTACTTTTGTCCAAACAAAAGCTAGTGCTGGTTCTACTTGCAGAATAACACCCGTTGGTGGAAAAATCATTGGGTATGTTAGTCAACAAGAAGGTGAAAATGCAGATGCTACTACAGCAGATGGATTAGTATCGGTTTTAGATGGTGCTGATGACAAATATGTTCAACTAGACAAAGCAACTGGTCACTTAGGCGATTATATTAAAATCGTTTGTGATGGCTCAGATTGGTATGTTATAGGTGGCATAGGCGAATTTAGTCACGAATCATAAACTAAACGAATTGTGGGGAGCTTTATGCTCCCCCAATTTCGGAGTAAATATGAAGAAAAAAATTAAAAAGAAAAAGAAATCAACAACAATGTTTGAAGCTGTTATTGAAGCTTTAAAAAAACCTTTAAAAATTTAATGACTCAAACACAATTAATAGAACTAGTCAAACAACATCATCCAGAATTGGGTGAAGCTCAAATAAGAATATACTTAAATCAAGCCCTAGATGAGTTTTGCAGAAAGACTAGAATATTAAAAACTTTATATACATTTAATACTGCAGTAGATAAAAGATATTATAGCATTAGTGATACAAGTATAATAGAGGTTACAAGAGTTGATTATGATAACTACAGGATACCAAGGTTAGTAGGTAGACCTGAAAAAATTGATACGGATATATAATGGCAACAGAAAGAGAAAATGCAAAAAAGCATGGTTGGTGGACAGAGCGAGATGCTATAGCGATTGTTAAAACATCTTCAACAGATACAACAACAAGTTATGTATCTCCTTCTGAAATAAAACAAGTAAATGTTCATGCAATAAAATATGATGAAAATTTTGTGGCAAGTGGTGCAGGTATTACTATGAGCGAGTCTCCATCAATACCAGATGAATTTCATAGTGCACTTGCTAGTTTTGCTATAGCCAAGGGCTATGAATTAAAGCCAGAGATGATCAATCTTGCTGGATATTTTAAACAAGATTTTAATAATTCTGTTCTTGAAGGTAAGAAATACGCCAATAAAGATAGAGATGGTTCAGGATTTAATATAAAAGGGCATGATTTTTAATGGCTAATTTTGTAGAAATAAATTACAAATCAGATTCTGTATCTAGTTTACCAGCAAGTCCAGTAAGTAGTGGTGCTAGTTCTATTGAAGTAGGAGACGGAGAATTTTTTCCTAATTCAGGTACAATTGTTTTTGTTGATACTGAAGGATATATGCAAAAATTAACTTATACAGGTAAATCTTCTGATACTTTTACTGGGGTTTCTGGTTGGTCAGGAACAGGAAACCTTGGTTCAAGCCCAGTTTATTTAGATTATTATATGCCTACTACTACAGATATTACTGCAAGACCAACAGGTAGTGCGCATGACCTTAAACAAATAAATTATTTATCTAATATAGCAAATAGTGCAACAGTTGATGTGATTAGCAATGGCGACAATACACTTGAAGTTGAATCAACTGAAAAATTTGATACTACTGGAATATTGTATGGAATAGATACAACAAATACGTTGCAAAAGTTAACATATACTGGAATTTCAGATGAAACTTTTACTGGGGTTTCTGGTTGGGAGGGGTCTGGCAATTTAGATGAATACGCAATAATGTATGCAGATTACTACGTGCCTAGCTCTACAACTATAACTGAAAGACCAACAGGTAGTGCTCATGCAGCATTAGCTGGTAGTGGATATGACTTAGATGATACATATATATTTGGATTATTGCACGTTTTTACAGAAAGGGTGATTTCATAATGGCTGATTTTCAAACTCAAATAGAAGATATGATTGGTACAGTGGTATTTGATGATACTGGATTTATTACTCAAGCTATACAAGATGTTGGTTCTGAGATAGTTAAGGTTACTCCAGATATAAAATTAATACCTTTATCTAAAGAAGGTGATATCACAACAGATGGATTGACAATCTTAGATAAAAGAGTTTTAGAGGTGCATAAAAGTAATCGAATAGCAAGAAATATTCCAAGTGGCGATGTTGCTAAAGCAAAAGACTCTGGCTCAGTTCATTATGCAACAGCTAGAGATCCAGTTTACTATTATTCAAGTAGTAAAGTATATGTTGTTGCAGATGGTAGTGAAGCTACAGGAAATGTTATATATGTTCCATTGATTCCAACTTCTGATGGAAGTTCAGCTATCGTTTACAATGCAAGTGCAATATTGCATTTTCCACAAGAAGCTATACACATATTAGTAACTGGAGCAGCGGCTAGATGTTTACAGCAATTACTAGCTTTAAAAAATGAACAATTAAAAATTTATGTGCAAACAGATGAGGATGCTGAATTAGCACAAGCTATTACTCTTGAAATAAATGCTATTCAAGCTCAATTAAGAATTTTAGAAGAAAAATATGCAAATAGCCTAAAGGCTTTTGTAGAATCAAATTAATCAATATGCCCATGAGATTACCCAAGCTCGGTAAGGCATACTAGGAGGAAACAAGATGGGAATGCAAGAATACTCAGTAGTAGAACAAGGCAATGTAGTTTTAGGACAAGTTGGTTCAGCTATATTAGATAACGGTGAATCAGCGGCAAGTCTAGGAACGGATGTTATAGTTGCTATTACAATGCTTGAAGATACTACGTTCACAACACTCACTCAGTCTAACGCTAAGATCACAGGAACAGGAACATCTACACATGGAAATTCTGTAATCAATACAGATGTATTCCCTGCAGGTGTTACAATCTATGGAAACTGGAGTGCAGTGACAGTTAATGCTGGATTAGTAATAGCTTACTTAGGATAAAAAATGCTAGGGCTAGGTTTATCATTTGCTACAAAGGGAGCAAAGGTATTAAGCTATATCAAAGATAGCTTAAAAGCTTATTTTAGAAACTACGATACTGCACCAGACTTCTTATTAGAAGGCAGTGTTTCCTTTGATGGCACTAATGATTATATAGATTGTGGAACTGGTCTTGGAACAGCTTTAGGTGATAATTATTCTGGAAGTTTAACAGTATCATTGTGGTTCAAAGCAGATACTTATGGTGATGATGGAATGTTTAATCTTTCATCGTTTAGTTCGTCTGTTGGAGAGTTTAATATAGTTGCTTCATCATCGCATGGTTTAAGGTTTGGATTAAATGGAGATGCTTGGTATAGAAGATACACTTTTTCTGATACATCTTCTTGGCATCATATTGCTTGTGTGTACAATACAAATGGCGAATCATCAAGTTTAATTTATTTGGATGGCTCTCCTGTAAGTACAGCAACAAGTGGTTCTTTTCCAGCAGATGCTGATATGGACTTTAATGGTTTAAAGACTATTATAGGTGCGTATCACAGCACTTCTTATACTTTTGATGGTTCAATAGCTAATGTAGGCATCTGGAATAGAGCCTTATCCGCATCAGAAATCGAAAGTATTATGTACAGAAGTAACTATTTAGAACTTCAAGACACGGAGCTAACCAATCTTGTATCTTGGTACGATTTACAATCATCTGGAATATCATCAACGGAGTTTGTTACCAATGGCACAATGGAATTAGATGCTAATTGGAGCAGTGAAGGTTCACCTCAAGTAAATGAAAGAAGTACAGAGCAAGTATATGCTGGTACATATTCACGAAAAGTTACTTATGCATCGAGTGGTTGGGCTGGTATTACTCAAGCAACTGGTGTTCAGTTTGTGGCTGGTGCTACCTATAGATTAGATTATTGGATATATGTTGCAAGTGGTAGTGTTACAGGGCATCGAATACTCGTAAATGATGGAACTGCAAATCCAATTGATAATACAGAGAAGTGGGGTACAGAAAATCAATGGGCGAATATAACTATTGATTTTACTCCAGCCAATTCTGGCAATTGCTCTATTTATTTTCGCAATAATGGTACTGGTGCTACACATTACTTTGATAATGTTTCTATAAAATTATTACATGAAGTCTCTGATTCTGCTGGAAGCAATAATGGAGCACCTGTAGGGCCAACCGTAAACTCCGATTCTTATTCTGGAGGTTCACCATTTAAGCCGAGAATTAAAGATATAGCAACTCCGAAAATGGCAGTACAACTGGCAGATGGCTCTACTGATTTTTCTGGTAGTTCACAATACATTGAAATAGCAGATGATAATAGTCTATCATTTGGTGATGGGAATGATGATACACCGCTATCCATATCTCTTTGGATTTATATGGATGATGCTACAAACTTTAAAATGTTGTCAAAGGGTACATACCACGCTGGTGAATATCAATTATACACCAATGATTCAGATTTATTGTTCTTTGACCTCTATGATGAGGCTGGTGGTAGTACTGGCTATGAAGGTGTAAAGATAACAAATGCTGTTACATCTTATGAGGGGCAATGGATTCATCTTTGTGCAACATATAGTGGAGTTGGTGGTTCAGGTGCATCTGCTGGTATGAAAATATATATAAATGGAGTTTCGCAAGGTCTAACATTGGCTGATGGAGGTAGTTATGATAGTATGGGTAATACATCTACTGCACTTACAGTTGGAAAATATAGCACTTCATATGCCAATGGTAAGATGGCAAATCTCGCTATTTATTCATCAGAATTAACTCAACCTCAAGTACAAAAATTGATGTTCACAGAGAAATACTCTGGCTTGTCAGCAGACCTAAAAACCAATCTCGTATCGTGGTATGATATGGGCAGTAGTTCAAATCCTCATAATGACTTACATGGAAGTAATAATGGTACTAATAACAGTACTACTGTAAATACAGGCTATACACATTCTCCACATGGAGTAGTAGATCCAGTTCACTATGGTACTGTTAATTCAGGTACTTGTTTGCACTTTGATGGTAGTAATGACCTTGTAGATACAAAAGAATCATTTGAATCAACATTCCAAAATTCATTTAGTATAAGTTTGTGGGTAAAACCAGATGATGGGCAACCATCAGGAAATCAAATGTTCTTTGGTGTTTACGCTACTGCTTCAAATGGTAATGAAGATGGTATTCAAGCATATTTAGATTACGATCCAGTAGGTACTATACATTTTAACTACAAGTCAGATGGAGATAGTACAGGTGCATTAACAGCCAATACAGTTTTTAATGATGGAGCAAATGAATGGAAACACCTTGTGTTTATTGGGCAATCAAGTGGTTTATCAATTTATGTAAATGGTGTGTCTCAAACATTAGATGGCACAATTGATGGAAGTATGTCAGGTATCACAATGGGCGATTTTTCTATGCCTTATAATCTTAAAATCGGATGCAGAACTTTTAGTGATTCTAATAGTCTTTTTTATGACGGAAAAATCAATAATTTTAAGATATTCTCTACTGCATTAACATCTGCTCAAATACAGGAATTATACACTAATCCAGAGCAACAACTGCCTACTGGAGTATCTTCATCTAATCT